TCGTTCACGCCCCCGACACTGAAGACTAAAGAGTCTCGTCCGCACGCGGCAGCGCGTGGCTATTGCTCAAAAAATCACAGGTCATGGCGGCACGCAGTGCTGATGGCTGACGCCTTCGCTTGTCGTTCGTGCGGGACCATCAGCGAATCCAATCATGCAGATCACATCGTTCCAGTGTCCGCAAGGCCCGACTTGAGGTACGACACGTCAAACGGACAGACGCTGTGCCCCTCGTGCCACATGCAGAAAACTATGCGCGAGGCTCGAGGCTCTTCGCGATAGTGCGTTACAATGACGCCACCACATGGAGGTGGCTATGGCATGCAGGAAGTGCGGATCGTCGTGGAAAACCATTTATGGCGCTGACAGGGCATCCTGCCCAGAGTGCTGCAAGCTAGCTAGGCACCACGAGCGAGCAGCCGGTCGGTACGTAGATCCGACGCAGCAAAAGACGTGTGCAGCTTGCGGCGATTTGTTCACTGCAGTGGGCTTGGCTGACATCAAAAAAAAGAAATGCTGCTCGTCGGCGTGCCAGGCGTTGCATCGCAGGGCCGGCCAGCTGGCAAGTGTCGCCAGAAGGAAGGGAGTTCCCAGCAAGCCTCGTGAAAAATTACCGAGGCCCAAGTGCTCAATGTGCAGCGTGGAGATTGAACGACCGTCGAGAGGCCGTCGAAAGGCAAAGTATTGTTCGCCAAAGTGCTTTCACGCGGCCAGAAATTCTGGCATTCAAGCGTGGGATAGGTCGTCTATTCACCGCGCGGCGAGAAGCAGGCCAAGCAACATAAAGCAGTCGCCGGATTTTTATCAGGCTCGGGCAGGTGCTCTTGCTCAAGCATCTTACTTGCGAAGATTAGGAGCATTCTGGCGTCGAGTGTTGAAGAAGCCGGCTCGCCATCCAGTGCATCTGGCATCTGAGTCTTTCGCTAGGTTTCTGAAACGCCTTCCTAAGATTCTCACTTGCAGGCGATGCGGAGAGCAGTGCGTAAAGCCTGCTAGATGGAAGTTGCCTCACTGCTCTTGGGCGTGCGCAAAAAAAGACTACACGCATGCGACATGCAATCACTGCAAAAGGGCAATGAAAATCTACTTTATCGGTGGCAATGTTGAAAAAAGGAAATCCAATCCGACGTGCAACAAGTGTGTTCTAAACAGACACAAGAAGGACTGCGGCGACTTCAGAAAACGCTGCGCCAAGTTTGGCGTGCCGTATGACCCTAAAGTCACTAGGCCAGCGGTCTTTGAAAGAGATGGCTTCAAATGCCACATCTGCAACAAGCCGACGCTCTTGAAGTACGTTGTAAAGAACGGTCGAGCCCACCCGAGATCTCCAACAGTTGACCACCACCCTTATCCTCTGAGTGCAGGCATTCTCGGGCATCAGTGGAACAACGTGAGGTGCGCGTGCTTGCGGTGTAACGTGCGCAAGGGCGCTAGTTGGTCTGGGCAGCTGCCGCTGCGGTTGGGCTGCGGCAAGGTGACTGGGTAGGCCATTTTTTAGCAAAACTCTTTTTCAACGAGCGAAACCCGCCGTTCCGGCCAACATACGCATGGCTGAAATTGGCGGCCCCTAGCAGGAGGCTTTTTACGTGCCAAAAGGCCGCAAGCCGACTCCCAAGGCAATTCTGCAACTGCGAGGCTCGCGGGTCCGCGGCCCGCACGGAAAAGGAATCAATGCCCCGTCGGGAATCCCAGATCCGCCGTCATACCTATGCGAAATCGGCAGAGCAGAGTGGCAGCGAATCGTCCCGATGCTAGAGGCTTCTCGGGTGATGAGTCTTCGCCACCAGCACACGCTTGCCTGCTACTGCGACGCATTGGCGGACATGGTCAAGGCAGACCAGGAGTTGAAACAGCACGGTGCGACATTCATGGACGACAAGGGTCGCGTGATGAATCACCCGGCATGGTATCGAAAGAAGGACGCCAGGCTCCACATGCTCCGGTTCGCAGAGCAATTCGGGCTTACGGCCTCCGCGCTGGCAAGGGTGTCGTCCGTTGAGCAAGCAAGCGAGCAGGACGAAGAAGACCGCCGCATGTTCGGATAGGCAGCCGTGCGGGAAGTGCTCGTCCTGCATGGCCGTGCGGTTCTTTGAAAAGCACCTCACGCACGCCAAGGGCGAGCTGGGCGGCAAGCCGTTCCTGCTCGAGCCGTGGCAGCGTGGCTACCTACGCGCTCTCTTCGCCGAGGAGGACGGTCGCCGCAAGGTGCGAACCAGCCTCCTGGCCCTGCCCCGTAAAAACGGCAAGTCGACGCTCGCCGCCGGCATTGCACTTCGGTGCCTTCTGGAAGACGAGCCGGGCGCGGAAGTCTATTCGTGTGCGGCATCAAGAGACCAGGCACGTCTGGTCTTTGATACCGCGAGGATCGCCGTCGAGCAATCACCAGCGCTGCGGCAGCACCTCAAGGTCTACCGCAATGCCATTGTGCGTGAGTCGACGCACGCAACGTACAAAGCACTTTCTGCCGAGGCTGGAATCCAGCACGGCCTGTCGGCTCATGCTGTGATTTTCGACGAGTTGCACGTGAGCAATCGCGAGATGTGGGAGGTGATGTTGTCCAGCCAAGGGGCGAGACGCAACCCGCTGACTGTGGCATTGACGACTGCTGGTTATGACCGAAAGAGCGTCTGCTGGGAGGTGTGGAAATATGCCGAGGCCGTCAGGGACGGTGCGATCAAGGACGCAGCCTTCCTTCCGATGATCTACGCGGCAGACCCTTCCGACGATTGGAAGGACGAACGCACTTGGGCCAAGGCAAATCCTAATCTCGGCGTGTCGGTCAAGCTGGAGTTCCTGCGGAGCGAGTGTGCCAGGGCAGTTGAAATGCCCACATACGAAAACACCTTTCGGCAACTTTACTTGAATCAGTGGACCGAGCAGGACACGCGATGGCTGCGGATGGATCACTGGGCGCAGGGGAACTGCGAATGCCCAGTTGAACTGGAGGGGCGCGAGTGCTGGGCCGGGCTCGACCTTGCGACCACGTTTGACACGACGGCGTTCGTCATGCTGTTTCCGCTTGAAGACGGTCGCTTTTGGGTGGAGCCGCACTTCTGGATACCGTCCGAAAACATGCACCAGCGTGTTCGGAGAGACAAGGTTCCGTATGACCTATGGGCACGGCAGGGATATCTGACTGTCACGGATGGAAACGTCACAGACTTCGATAGGGTCCGGTCGGATATCAACGAACTCGCCAAGAAATACAACATTCGGCAGGTCGCTATTGACCGCTGGAATGCGACCCAGCTGGCCAATCAACTGCAAGGCGACGGCATTTCAGTTGTAGGATTCGGCCAGGGCTATAGCTCAATGAGCGGGCCGTCGAAGCAGGTTGAGGCCGCGTGCGTCGGAGGAAGACTCCTTCATGGAGGCAATCCTCCTCTGGCGTGGCAGGCTGGGAATGTCGCTATCCAGCAGGACACGTCGGCAGGGAACATAAAGCCCAGCAAGGCACGCAGCACGGAGCGCATTGACGGAGTCGTGAGCCTTGTGATGGCTATGGGCGTGTATGCCGCCCAAGAGATAAAGGCGGCCCCGGAATCCCCGGAAATCTTCTTCATATGATCGCTCACGAACACCGGATTCTCTGGCTCCCCGGCGAAGAGCGCTCGTGGGATGACGATGGCGGCGGTCGTTCGCCGGCCGGCGTGCGAATCACGCCAGAGAATGCGACCTCGGTCGCGGCGGTGTTTTCGTGCCTGCGGATTTTGGCCGAGACGGTGGCGGGCCTGCCGCTCCACCTGCTCGAGCGGACGCCTGGCGGCGGCAAGCGACTCGCCCGCGAGCTGCCGCTGTACCGAAAGCTGCACTCGCAGCCAAACGCATGGCAAACGAGCTTCGAGTGGCGCGAGCAGATGGTGATGCACGTCGGCCTGTGGGGCGACGCCGAGAGCGAGCTTGTGCCAGGGCAGTCAGGTGCGATCGACCAGATCGTGCCGCTGCATCCGAGCCGGATGAAGACTGAGACGCTGGAGAACGGCCGGCTGCGGTACACGTACCGCGAGGCGAAGGGCAAGCAGACGATCTACACAGACGAGCAGATTCTGCACGTCCGCGGCCCAAGCGACGACGGCGTGCACGGCATCTCGGTGGTGGAGGAGTGTCGCGACGCGATTGCCCTGGCTCGTGCGTGCGAAATCCACGGGGCGAGGTTCTTTGGTGCCGGTGCCCGGCCGGGATTCATCCTGTCGACCGACAACCAACTCAACGCCGACGCTCGCCGCGAGCTTGCCGAGAACTGGAACCGCAAGCACCGCGGCTCGTACAACGCTCACGAGACGGCCGTCCTCACGGGCGGGCTGAAGCCCTACGAGGTGCCATACGCGAGCAACACCGACTCGCAGTATCTGGAGCTGCGGGAGTACCAGCTGCGCGAGATCGCCAGGCTGTTCCGCATCCCTGGCTATCTGCTGGGGATTGAGCCGGGTACGCCGCAGGCCGAGATTCAATTTGTCACGCACACGATCATGCCGTGGCTGCGGCGTCTCGAGTCGGCATTCATGCGTGACCTCATCGTCGACGACGAGCGGTATCTGGTCGAGTTCGACGTGCGGGGGCTCCTGCGTGGCGATGCCGCCAGCCGGTCAGCGTACTACCGTGCGATGTGGGACATCGGCGTCGTGTCGACCAACGACATCAGGGCGAGCGAGAATCTTGACCCGGTCGATGGCGGCGACGAGCGGTATCGGCCGCTGAACATGGGGACGCTTGGGGCACCACCGTCAGTCGGCGACGTGCTCGCCCAGCAGCAGCCCGGAAGCGGCATCGACGGCCAGGCGGTCGAGGGCGGCATCGCTGCGGCAGAGCAAGGCCAGCCAGCCGAGTCGGTGGCCGCGAGCGAGACCAGTTTGACAACGGCAGAGGTGTCGTCGCTCCTGACGGTCGTGAAGCAAATCACTGACGGGATGCTCTCCATCGACGCGGCCCGTGCCATCATCGCGGCAGCGTTCCCGGTGCTGTCGCCCGCACGGGTCGAGACAATCCTGCAAGGCGTGCAGGCACCGGAGCCGGAACCGCTGCCAGATCCCCAGCCTCAGCCAGTTCTGGCAACGCGAGCGATGACCGTCAGTATCGACTTCGATCGAACATTCGCCGCCGACCCGCAGCTGTGGGGCGAGTTCGCCCGCAAGGCGGTCGCGGACGGCAATCGTGTGGTGATGATTTCTCGAAGGCCAGAGTCAGATCGAGAGGAGGTGATCTCATCTCTCGGCGACTACGCCGAGTCGTTCTCCGACGTGCTGCTCGTGGGTGGTGACACGCTCAAGGCTGACGCCGCCCAGGCGGCGGGGATCAGCGTGGACGTGTGGGTGGATGACTCGCCGCAGTTCATCCGGGGCGAGCAGCGTGCCCAGCCTGGCACCGTGTCGGAAGGTGACTTCGTGTCGTGGGATTCCTCGGGCGGCCGTGCTCGCGGGCGGATTGACCATGTGATGGATTACGGCACGCTCGACATCCCCGGCACTGACTTCAAGATTGACGCTACGAAAGAAGATCCGGCCGCACTCATCACGCTGTACGAAGAGGTGGCTGGCGGCTGGCAGGCGACCGAGACGCAAGTCGGGCACAAGGTGGCGACGCTCACGAAGATTGACCCGCTGCCAGAGCCGCCGCCGGTCGAGGAGAACGCCTACGGCAAGCCCAAGCGGAAGGGGCGGAAGCGTGGCAGCTAGGTACGACCACATTGACTTCACGCCGCCCGCGAGCGTGCGGGAGGAGGCGGCGAAGGGGCTGGCATGGCGAAGCGAATACGGCCGCGGCGGCACGGCAGTCGGCGTGGCTCGCGGACGCGACCTGAGCAACGGCACGACGATCAGCCCCGAGACAGCACGCCGGATGAAGGCGTATTTCGACCGGCACGAGATCGACAAGCAAGGAAAGGGCTATCGCCCAGGCGAGGACGGCTTTCCATCAGCCGGCCGCATCGCCTGGGCGCTTTAGCTTTGGGGCGGCGACCCCGGTCAAGATTGGGCGAACAAGTTGGTGAAACAAATGGACGCAGCTGACCAGGAGGGCCGTAGCATGAACATCGAGCGTCGAACACTTGCGATCGACGAGGTGGAGTCTTCCGTTCCACTGCTTGCTATTGAAAGCCGCAGCGAGGATGGCGGCGACAGGGAGTGGATCGTCGGCTATGCGGCGAAGTTCGGGGTGAACTCGCTCGACCTCGGCGACTTCGTTGAACGAATTGACCCTGGCGCTTTCGATATCGTGGCAGAGCGGCGTGGACGCAAGAGGCCGCTGGAGACGCGAGCCCTGTGGAACCACGACGCGAACTACCCGCTCGCTCGGTACCCCGGCACGCTCAAGCTCAACGTAGACGAGGTCGGGCTGCGGTATGAGTTCCCGGTGCCCGACACTTCCTACGGGCGTGATCTGGCCGCGAACATCAGAGCCGGTATCGTGCGTGGCTCGTCGTTCAGCTTCACGGTTCCGAGCGGTGGAGATGCGTGGACGACTGAGAACGGACGCAGCCTCAGAGTCATCAGCCGTATCGACTCGCTCCTAGATGTTTCGCCAACTACGTTTCCTGCCTACCCAGATACGGATGTAAAGGTAGCCCAGCGGTCCTTCGACGCCTTCCGCAGCCAGCGTGACGCGGAGTCGTCCAAGCGGCTGGCGATCCAGGCACGGGCCGCAGACCTCCGCGAGTACCTCCGCAAGCATGGCCGCTAGGACGAACGACCCATGCGGTTGCCGCCGCGGCAGGCTGGAAATCGCCAGTAGCCAGCGGCACGGCGACTATCAGGTGCGGTATCTGCGGTGCCGCGCCTGCGGCTGCACGGACAAGCATGTGCTCCATGCGGTCGAGGTCCGCCGGCTGAAGGTCGGCTGATTCGTTTACTCTCGCCGCCCTTTCACTGCAAGGGTCGCGGGGTCTCTCCGTAGTTTTGAGTGTGCGGGCGGCAAGCGTCGCCCATCCCGTACACAGGAGTCTTCGCATGGACAAGCTCAAGAAGCTGCTCGACGAACTCGCCGCGGTGGTTGCCGAGATGGAAGCGACTTCGGAAATGCCCTCCGAAGGTGACGCTCCCGCGATGAGTGCCGAGCAGGAGGCGTCCCTCCGCTCGCTCGAGACCCGTGCCGCTGGCCTCCGCGAGCAGATCGAGCTGCTGCAGCGGATCGAGGCAAAGCAGGTCGAACTGCGTGCCGTTCTGGAGCGTGCCGCTCCCGCCAAGACGGTCGAGAAGACCGAAGCCCCCGAGACCAAGGAGTCCGTCGTGGAAAACCGCAACTACGCTGTCCCCCGTGCGACCGGCAAGCTCAAGGGCTTCGTCGGCCCCAACGCCGAAGAGCGTGCCTACCGTGCCGGAATGCACCTCAAGGGCTTTGTGCTCGGTGACGAGGAGGCTCGTCGGTGGTGCCGCGATCACGGCGTCGAGAGCCGTGCCCAGGCGGGCGGCATCAACTCGCTCGGCGGCGTCCTCGTGAGCGAGGAGCTGTCGAGCGAGATCATCCGGCTCGTCGAGGAGTTCGGCGTGGTGCCGTCGGAGTTCCGCCGCGTCTCGATGAACACGGACAGCA